CTGTATTCCAATGCGTGGGGACCTGCACTCGCCCTACAGCTCCTCCAATAAAGGGGGCCATGGGGCGAGCATGATTGTCGCAGTATTAATGCTGTTTGCGAGCAGAAGGGCGGGGAGCGGGATTCTTTCCATGCACCTCGGCCACAACTGACTCTTCGCTACTGCTGGACTCGTCGTCGTCGGGAGATATCTAAGGGGGGGTGAATGGGTATTCAGCCTCCTCTTCCTGGACTTTTCTATCTCGCTCCGAGTCCTTGGGGGCGACGCGTAGTTTGCGTGTCTGCGTCTCGTAGACGCCGTCCGCAATCTCGACCTCCTGGCGTGTCTGCACATGCTGGTGGCTTGCGTCACCATCACCAAACTTCCAGTTCTTCAGCTCGATGCTTTTGACCTTAAGGGACAGGATGCCCGTTCTAAGGTCCACGTCAAAGAGCGTGGACTCGAGCCGGTAGTCTGCGTCGTTCGCGATGTCTTCGTCTGTAATATCCAACACCCAAGGGATAGTGAAGTTGACGAAGATTTCGTTGTTGTGGTGCGCGCGGTGGTGATCAACCGTAATAGCACCCCTCTCAGGTAACACGGGAATAAGCTGGGTCTTAATCGGGTCCGTGCCCCAGAACTTCGTCATGGATAACCGGAAGTCCGGGTACCACATGTTGTGTGAGAGATCTTCGAGAGGTGCCATCTTCGTCGCACCGTAGAGAGTAGCCACGTACATGCCCGCCTGCTTGGGGCGCAAGCGGTAGTGGTTCTTCTCCACGTTGTTGTGGACGTACGGATGGTGGGACACTTGCCACATGGCGGAAGGCACCACAGAAGTGGCTGCCTTGTAGTTCCACGTGATCTCATCGGGTGGACCGCTATAAGTGGGACTCAACTGGACGAGGTTGAAGCCACTCAAAGGGTTCTGGTCCTGGCGCGTCAGCAGGAGGGAGTCTCTGAAATCTTTATCCAGAGCTGTGACGGAGGGCGGGTAGAGAGCGTTGGTGCTAGACCACTCGCTCAACTTCACGTCCACCTCCATCTGCACAAGAAACTCCCATGCGTCTTTGTTGTCGCCTGACTTCGGGCCCTCAGCCACGAACTCAACCACGCCGTAGTCCTTCTCCATCTCCTCAGAGGTTGGAAGGTATAGCGGGTTGTCGTAGATGTCGGGGCTGTCCAGATGGCCCAAAGTCAAGGTAGCGTGGTGCTCGTTGAAAAAGCGGAGGTACTTGTTTCCCCCCGCCCTCATTGGCACGCGAATCGACGTCTGACCCCTGCTACCAGTGAAAGGGCCGTGGGTGAATTGGCCGCTGGTAGCGAGCATGGTATCTAGGGTCGGGAAATTGGCAATCTTATGCCCATCTCCTCCGTCCCCGTCGGAAACCTGGTTCACGTACGGCGAGTCAGACTCCGAAGAGTCCGCGTGGTACCGCAACATGATGTTGGTGCCTATGCTCGTCCCGTGGACTGGGGAAAAGACGAATCGCAGGTTGCGCAATGCGTATTTCTGGTTACGCGCGAATTCCTGCTGCCACATAATTGGGATGGAGAACTGCTGGTTCTTCTTGCCTCCGTCGGCATGGTACCGCCAGAGGCCAGGGTTCAGGACTATCCTAGCCCTGGAATTATCGGTGTTGTACCGACCCATGAAGAACGCGAATTTCATCCACGCCCCACCCGTGTTGGGTGTAGTCGTCCTGTGAGGGTTTGTCGCAACCGCGACAGGGACCCGCCTGCGCTGAGCTGCCGGGCCAGAAAACCTGACAGCCTTTACGCGCTGGGGACGAGGCGCGTGGGGCTTTGCCCTCCTCTGGGCCACGCGCGGGGTCTTGCGCTTGTGCGCTCCGACCGTTTTGCCCTTGCGGCGCATCTTCATGCCGCCGACTTTCTTCTTACCTTTTCCAGCCATTGCTGTGGTAAGCTCTCCTGTATTAATTGAAATCTAAGGTCTATATATACTGGTGTATATTTAGCGCCCGGGAGAGAAGGCGCTCCTAAGTGCTCACAGCGATCACTGGGAGCAGAAAGGAATTATAAAAAGGCCTCCGGTCGCTAGGACCGTCTGTACCAGTGGTGCTGGGCGTTGTCGGTGTTGAGTTGGAATTGCTTCTCAATCTGCAACTTGAACTGCGCACGGAAAGCCAGATCTGGGTGATGCTGGATCTCGCCGATGTAGTTCACGACGTCGCCCGGCGTCATCTTATCCTTGTGACACGCTTCGAACACAATGCGAGCGGGGTCGTTAAGGTAAGTGACCGCTGTCTCTCCCTCATGCTTGGCGGTGTACCACTGGGGTGCATCGGTGAAATCATGAGAGCAGAACACGAGCTTGAAGATCGTGATGACCGTTACGTCGCGGATAGTAACGTTCATCGCAGCATAGAGGGCGATGACCTCGTTCTTGAATGCCTCAAGCTCTGCCTCGGTCATGGAGTCTAGGAACTTGCCTAGCCACTCGAGGCAATCGTCACCACACGTCCAAGCCCAAGAAGCCAAGATGGCCATGGCGAGCGAGAAGCGCTGTACGCCATTTGAGCTGGTGGTGAGAAAGTCGCCGCTGCGCATCACCCTCCCGTCGTCGTAGACGAACACCTCGCCATTGTCAGAGACGTAGGCGTTGTGGAGGAGACTCTTCACCCACCATTGGATGGCGAGGTTCATGGTCTCAGAGGGGTTGGCGCAGGTCTCGGCCATAGAAACGCCTGCCACTGACAGCGTCTCATCCGAGACCTTCTTTTCCCATCCTTTGACGTCGCTTGCTATAGCAAATCCGAGCACCTTGCAGATGACGCGGTACTTGCGTAGCAGCAGCGTGGCATGATCGGGGGAGAACCCGAT